GTTGTTGCTGAAGTCGATGCAATGGCATTGCAAATGTTGGCGGACGCCTGGGAAGATTACCAGGTCGCAAGGAACGTGATCAAAGAACACGGACCGACATATTCCACAACAACGGCACAGGGCGATTTTATGTGGAGGCCACGCCCGGAGGTGTTGATGATGAATCAATCGTGGTCCAAGGTCGAAAAGATGATGGTTCAATTTGGATTGACCGCATCATCACGCGCAAAGATTGAGACGCAAGAAAAGATTGAAACACTTGATGACCTTTTGGAATAATGGAAAAGAACACAATACACCACGCCGATTGGATGACGAACGATTTGCCCGATGGTTCAGTGAACCTAATCATTGCCGACCCGCCTTATTTTGAAGTGCGCGGCGATTTCGATTTCGTTTGGGATTCGTTTGATGATTATTTGAAGGACGTCGAAAAATGGGCGATTGAATGCAAAAGATTATTGGCGGAAAACGGGACATTGTTTTGGTATGGCGACGACAAGCGCATCGCATACGCTCAAATCATTTTTGACAAATATTTCAATTTGGTCAACCACTTGATTTGGCACAAAGGTGAAAACTTCATGGGCTTGAATAAGTCCGACGGCTTGCGTTCATTTGCGCCGTGTACCGAACGCATTTTGATGTATAGTTCAAAGGAGCAAGACGCAACCGGATTGCAATATGTGGAAAAAGAATTCGTTGCACCGCGAAATCCGTTTTCAATTGAATTGAAAAAATCAAGAGAAAAAAAAGGCGTCAGCATCAAAGATGTTGCTGAATATGGGAAATTTTACGGAAATGTAAATCACGGCGGCGCGGTGACTAATTGGGAAAAAGGATATAATGTACCATTGAAAGAACAATGGAAAACATTGTGTGAATTCTTACCAATTGAACGCCGTGAATACGAAGATTTGCGCCGTGAATACGAAGATTTGCGCCGTGAATACGAAGATTTGCGCCGTCCGTTTGACAACTTTTTGAATCTAAATGAGGTGATGCGATTCAATAACGAATCGGCAATGCACACGCAATACAAGCACCCAACAAGAAAACCCGAAAAATTGACGCGTGCGTTGTTGTTGACGTGTTCACGCCCCAATGATTTGGTGTTGGTTCCATTCGCTGGAAGCGGAACGGAATGCGCAATGGCTAAAAAAGAAAATCGCGAATTCATAGGTTTTGAAATAGACGAAAAATATCACGCAGTCGCAATGGAACGATTGAGCGACCAACAAGAAAAGAGCAACCAAATACAAATGTTCTAATGTACCACGATCAAAACAAAGCAAACCGAATCATCAATTTCATTGAACGCGTGTGTACGCACGTGAAAGGTGATTTGGCGGGCCAACCGTTCCTGTTGGAGCAATGGCAAAAAGAATATATTGGTCAGTTGTTCGGCACAATGAACGACAACGGACAACGGCAATACCGCACATCGTATGTGCAGATTCCACGAAAGAACGGAAAATCGAATTTGTTGGCGGCCGTGGCATTGGCGATGTTGTTCGTGGAAAAAGAAGCGGGTGCGGAAATCTATTGTTGTGCATCATCACGCGATCAGGCCAACGCCATTTTTGATGTGTGTAAACAAATGGTTCGAAACAAAGCCGTGTTGACTAACGGTTGCAAGGTGTTCAGGAATTCCATCGTATTGAATGGAACGAATTCGTTCCTGAAAGCGGTGGCCAGTGATGCGGGTGTTCTTCATGGGGCAAATGCATCGTGTGTTTTGTACGATGAGGTTCACACGGCTAAAACCGATGAGTTGTGGAATGTGATGGCCACATCAATGGGTGCAAGATCACAACCGTTGATGTTTGGTATTTCCACCGCTGGATTGTTTGATCCGAATTCCATTTGTTACAAATTATATGATTATGGAAAGAAGGTCCGCGAGGGTGTAATTCAAGACGATACATTTTTGCCGTTGATTTACGAAGCCGATCCGGAGGATGACATTCACGATCCTGATGTTTGGAAAAAGGCCAATCCGAATTTTGGCGTTTCCATCAAACCTGAATATTTTGAAAAGATGTCACAGGAAGCCAAATCAATGACATCCACCGAAGTTGCGTTCAGGCAATTGCATTTAATCCGAATTTTGGCGTTTCCATCAAACCCGAATATTTTGAAAAGATGTCACAGGAAGCCAAATCAATGACATCCACCGAAGTTGCGTTCAGGCAATTGCATTTGAATCAATGGGTGAATTCATTAGCATCGTGGATCACTGATTCCGAATGGATGGATTCCGCTGGAATGATTCCGTGGAATCAATTGAAGGGGCGCGATTGTTATGCCGGACTCGATTTGGCTGCAACGGAAGATGTCACCGCTTTTGTGATGGTTTTTCCGTGGGATGATGGATCAATCAAGGTTGTTCCAAAATTATTCGTTTCACAAGCCGCCGTTGATCGTAGACACAAACAAACGGGTGGATCGTACGCATCATTTGTTTCCAATGGCGAATTGATTGTGACTGATGGGAATTCCACCGATTACGATGTCATTCAGCGCGTGATCCTGGAATGTGCTGAATCTTACAATGTGAAATCCGTGGCCTATGACCGTTGGAATTCCAATTCATTGGTCCAGCAATTAACGGACAAAGGAATTGAAATGGATCCGTTTGGCCAGGGGTTTATTTCGATGACCGCACCAATTAAAAATGCAGAAATCCTGATCAAAAAGAAGTTATTGCATCACGGCGGTCACGGAATGTTGCGTTGGATGGCGGCGAATGTAGTCACCAAAAAGGATGATGCGGAAAATGTAAAATTCAGCAAATCAAAAGCGGGTGACAAAATTGATGGAGTCATTGCAATGATTATGGCATTGGGTGAAATGATCACATCGGAAGGTAAAGATATGACCGGATCATCAACGTATGAATCGCAAGGAATCCGAATGTTATGATGAAATTGGATGATGCCCGTGAATTGGGATTGATGTTGTTTGAAAACGGATTCACACCGTGGATGGCAGAAACAGGTGATGGATACGTTGTCAGGGTGTTGATAAATGGTGAAATCATCAATGTGTTTCGTACTGATGTTGAATCAGTTGGAGGTAATTAAAAAATTCATATATTGTTGAAAACAAAATATTTTATTATGTTTCACACAACAACAACAAATGTTTCCGTAAATTACACCATTATGCAACCAGTTGATGATGTAGAAATTGGCGATATCATTGAAATGTCGCGCACGGGAAAAGAATTTTTGGTGGAATCCGTTTCACCATCGGGCATCGTTTTGAAGGAATGCACACGATATGTTTCATTCAGTCGTGCTGCATTGAACGAACGATTGAAACGCAACGTTGCGATTCATAAGCCCATATAAAGAACCACGGGGCGTTCTGCTCCGATTGGTGGTTTTGGTTTGGTAGGGAACGCTGTGGTGGCGTTCCCTTTTTTATTTCCAAATGTTTGATTGTGAATAATTAAACGCAAATGTTAAATTTTGAACATTGCATACGTTGTTGTATATTCACATCGAATTGTACAATCATCTTTCAAACGAATGGCCGAAAATCAAAATTTATTTGGGCGAATAATCGGAGCATTCCGAAACAACCCAAACCGACCATCCACGTCACTGGCTAATCCAGCAGAATGGATGTTTTCGGATAACGAATCAAAAACAGGCATTGCAGTCACGGAAAATAGTGCGATGCAATTGTCGGCAGTTTTCGGTGCCGTTCGTGTGATTTCCGAAACAATGGCAACATTGCCTTGGAACGTAAAACAAACAAATAACGGAATCGTTCAGGATGCCGATGCGCACCCGATCAACAAATTGATCCATCATCCAAATGCGATGATGACTGATTTCACATTCCGTGAGACGTGCCAGGCACATTTGTGTTTGCATGGAAATGCGTTCATAGCGATCAAACGCGACGGTGCTGGAAATCCATTGCAATTGATTCCGATCCACCCGGATCGTGTTCAGGTGAAAGTATATCAAGATGAAAAATTCTATCAAGTAGACGGAAAAGAAACATTTGATGATTCCGAAATCATCCACCTTGTTGGATTGGGTTTCGATGGGATCGTTGGAAAATCCGTGATTGAAGCGGCACGTGAGTCCATTGGACTGGGATTGGCCGCTGATCGTTTTGGTGGTTCATTCTTTGGTAACGGTGCAAACGTTTCTGCGGTCCTAACACACCCGGGTCGTTTGAGTGATGAAGCCTATAAACGACTCATTCGTTCGTGGCAACAACGCAACGCGGGATTGGATAACGCACACAAAACTGCAATCCTTGAGGAAGGGATGAAGGTTGAAAAGATGTCGATCAGTCCACAGGAATCGCAATTCATATCAACGCGGAAATTCGGCGTTGAAGATATCGCACGTTTTTTCCGTATTCCATTGGCTTATTTGGGATCAATGGAAAATTCATCCACACGGGCCAATGTTGAAGAACAGGGGATCATTTTTTCCAGAAATTGCATCTTGCCTTGGGTCAAACGCTGGGAAGCGGAATTCAATCGGAAATTGTTTATCGGCGATTCAGCATATTACATCCGTTTCAATATGGATGGATTGTTGCGTGGTGATATTCGTTCAAGATATGAAGCCTATACAAAAGGACGTCAATGGG